GAGCGCGCGGAGTGGGACGACGCAGAGTGGAACCTGGCGCGCTGGGGTAGCGCTTCCAACACATACGAAATTTGGGTCGGCGTCACCGGCCTCGGTTACTACGGCGCGTTGCGCATGCGCATCCGCGGCCTTGGCGGCACAACCTTGTTTGCGAGCTTCCACGCGATGAGCGAGCTCGGTGGAGTGATGTAATGGCGGAAGGATACAAAAGCGGCCTTATTGCCGCACTACGCGGCGGCGGCAATTACAACAGCGTTCAAGCTGGGGCAGGTCCGCAGGCACTAAACCTTTCTTGGAACAATTCTGGCGGCGTGCCTTTGGCAGTCCGGCGACGGCCGGGCGGGGGCGCATTAAATCCGCAGCGACTGACCACTCAAGCAATTGCTCCAAAGGATCGCCAGACGTTTCTAGCACAGCAGTTTGCGCGTCAAGCGGATCGATGGACGCCGCAGTCGGGGTACGTAAATCCCGTTGCCGCTTTAATTGATGCAAATAAAGATCGCGTTGAATACGTTGAAACCGCTAACGATGTGTTGAACCGCGAGCAATTGATGCCGTCGGCACCGTCAGCCGTTGCATCAATCTTGCCGGACGCCGACGTGGACATGAAAGGTCCAACCTACGGCTCTGGCGGAATGGTGATGGCGAAAGGCACACCTGGAGACATGGAGCCAGTGGTTGCAGATCGGTCCGTGCCGGAACCCGTTATGGAAGAGCCCGACGTGCAGGCGTTTATTGAAAACGAGATTGCATCGTCAATGCCGACGGTGGCTGCGCCTCCGGCAGAAATTACAGAGGAAGCCGATCCTGAAGTAGCAATTACTTACCAAGAAGTGCCCGACGTAGAGCCGTCGGTGCGCGAGACGCTTGCGCAGTTGATCGATGCGCCTCCGGCAGAGTTAACGCAAGAGCAAGACCCCGAGGTAGCAATTTCGGTTGAGCAGGTTCCAGATGTAGAGCCGTCGACGTTGCGCGAGACGCTTAGCGCACTTGTCCCGGCTGCAACTCCGGCAGAAATGGAGGCGGAGCCAGAGACAACGGTGACGGTTGAAGAGATTCCGCAAGAAGAGGTCTACGTCGACGCTCGCCGCTCAGGCGGCGGGTACGGGATTGATACTGGCTTGTCTCGAGAAATGATGATGCTCGCTGCGTTAGCCGACATGGTTGGTGCCGTCGACCCGCAAGGAACGATCACGATTGAAGAGCTGCAGGAATTGGTCTAGCGATGAAGCTGGTGACAGACAAGCCGGGCGAAGTGCCGATCATCTGGGAGTGGATGACAAAGCAAACGCAAATTCCGTGGAGCACGGACCTTCGGACGATTGCGGCTATCCGCGACAGCGGCGAGATTGCAGCCGCTGTGGCGTTTGGCTCGTGGACCCCAGAAAGCTGTTTTATTCACGTTGCGTTCGACACGCCGCATTCGTTGGGCAAGAGCTTGTTGAGGGCTGCGTTTGAGTATCCGTTTGAGTCAATTGGCGTGAAGGCAATTTACGGTTTGACGCCAAAGGATTTTGACAAGGCAATTCGGTTCAACAAAAAGATTGGCTTTAAGCAGATTGCAGAGACGGTTGATTGCGTGTTGCTTGAGATGCGCCGCGAAGACTGCCGGTATCTGAAGGAGACGTTGCAATGAGTAAGGGTAAAGCACCGCCGCCGCCGGATTACGTTGGCGCTGCGCAGCTGCAGGGTGAGCTTTCGAAAGAGGCGCTCAACATGCAGAACTACGCCAATCGGCCCGTGCAAAACACGCCGTTTGGCTCGACGACATGGGGCACCGAAAACGTCATTGACCCGGCAACGGGGCAAAACGTCACGCAGTGGACGCAAAACACGACGCTCGCGCCGGGGCTACAGTCAGCGCTTGAGTCGCAGATTGGCCTGCAGCAGGGCCGCAGCGACCTAGCTTCGGGTTTCATGGACCGCGTCGCTTCGGAGTACGGTCAGCCGTTCGATTGGAACAACTTGCCGGCGATGACCTCTGCCGGCACGCCTGCTCAGTTGCAGACTGGGCTCGCCGACTATGTGCCGGGCTTGCAGACCAATGTCGCGCCGCAGGGCGCTGTTGGCGGCTTTAACTTTGGCGGTCCGCAGATGGGCGTCAATTTTGGTAATGCGCCCGCATTGCCACAGATCGATAGCGGATACCGCGACCAGGTTGCGCAGTCGCTCATTGAGCGTATGCAGCCGCAGCAGGACTACTCGCGCAAGCAGCTCGAGACTCAGCTCTCCAATCAGGGCTTTAAGCTCGGCTCGGAAGGCTACAAGCGCGCGCTTGATGACCTTGCGCAGCGCCAGGCAGCAGAGCGCTACAACGCGTTTGATGTTGCAGGCAACGAGGCGCAGCGCCTGTACGGAATGCAAATGGGCTCTCGACAGCAGGCCATCAACGAGGCGATGGGCGCCGGTAACTTTGCCAATCAGGCTCAGTCGCAGCTTTACGGGCAGCTCATGGGGCAAGCCAACCTCGCCAACCAGGCGAGCCAGCAGGCGTTTGGGCAGAACCTGTCCGCGGCGCAGTTTGGCAACCAGGCGCTGGGGCAGGCCTCGGCACTCGATATTGGCCGCATGCAGGCGCAGAACCAGGCTGCACAGCAGCAGTTTGCGCTGAACCAGCAGTACGCCAACCAGATGAACCAGTTGCGTCAGCAGGCGATCGCTGAGCAGATGCAGCGTCGTGGTATGTCGCTCAACGAAATGAATGCACTGCTCACCGGCCAGCAGGTCGGAATGCCGCAGATGCCGTCGTTCAACGCCTCTGGCCGCGCCGAGACGCCAAACATCCTCGGCGCAACGCAGATGGGTTACGACGCCGCGCTTGGGCAGTACAACGCAAACCAAGCAGGCGCCAACAACTTGATGGGCGGATTGTTCTCACTCGGCGCCGGTGCTTTGAGCGGCGGCTTGTTCGGCTTTTGAGGTGACGTATGAATGACGATCTTTATCTTGAGTACCTGCTGCAGATGGGCGCTATGTCGCCCGACGAGGAAAAGCTCGCTCGCCGCCAGGCGCGTGTAGACGCGCTGCGCGAAAAGTCGATGCAGACGCCGACCGGCGAGATGGTCGGCAAGCATTACGTCGCGCCCTCGTGGACGCAGTACGCGGCTCAGCTTGGCAACGCGTTCATGGCAAACCGTGGACAGAAACAAGTCGACGATGCCTATGGCGCGTACAACAAGACGCAGGGCGACGCGATTCGCGCGCTGCAGCAGCGTATGGCCCAGCGCCGCGCGACGGCGACGGGCACTACGCCGCCGTCAATGGTGCCGCCGTCCGGCACGATGGGCGTCAAACGCCCGTGGAGCCCCGACGAAGACGAATACGGAATGTATTGAGCGGAGAGCAGCATGGACTTTTACGAATCGATGCTCCAAGGCGACCCGTTTGCTACACCTGACGAGCTTTTGCGGCGCCAGGTCGCTGGCAACGCTACGCCGCGCATGTTGCCTCGAGCAACTGCGAGGACGAGCGTTGGCGGCACGCTAACCAACAACGCCCCGCAGGGCGATGCGGTGTTGCCTGGCTCAGCTCGCGGAATGGCTGATTACTTCACGCGCCGTGGCCTTGACGCGTACGCCGCCGATCCTGACGTGTCAGGCTTGCAGCAGTACGCGAAGCAGCGCTCGCAGGAAGGCGAGGGCGCCATGCTCAACGCGCTTGCGGCCGGCTACGCCGGTCGGCGATTCGAGCCGGTGCAGGCTCAGTTTTTGAAGCGGGCGATGGCTGCGCAGGAGCCGCTCAAAGTTGGCAATGCCGGATACATCACTCCGACTGGCGAGTACGTCAAAGATCCGACCTACTCACAGGATCGCCAGGCTGAGCGATTCCTTCAGCTCGGCCAGCTTTACAGTGGGCAGGCTGCGCGCGAGGATCAAGCCGAAGCCGATCGCGTAAATCGGCTTGCGATTGCCGGTATGCGCGGTGCCAATAGCGGTGCCGACGACGCGCGCTTGTGGCGGGCAGAAGACAAGCTGCGCGGCGATTTTGATAAAGCAACAGGCGATCTCAGCACCGAGCTCAACGCGACGCGCAAGATCTCGGAAATCATCAATGCGTACGGCGGGCGGCCGGAAGCTATCCCGGCAATCCCTCAGCAGTCGCTCGTAATTCTGCTCAACAAGTTCCTCGACCCAGGCTCGGTGGTTCGCGAAGGCGAGTTCGATCGCGTCGTGAAGGCGCAGGGGCTTGAGGGGCGAGCTAAAAACCTGATGGCAAACCTTCTTGAAGGAAAGCCGCTCAACGTCGACGCGATCAACCAGATCAACGCACTCGCGCAGCTGTATCAGCGCGCAGCCGAGGCAAAAATCGGCATAGTCGCGCAGCAGTACACGCAGCTCGCGCAGACGCGAGGGCTAGACCCTGCGGCTGTCATCGTCAACCCGGCATACCGTGGCGGTGGGCAGCCTGCGAGCGGCAATCGGCGCGTACGGTATGAGGATCTGCAGTAATGCCAATCGATGTCGAAATGCCTGACGGCACGATCGTCGAGGGAGTGCCAGACGGGATCACTCGAGATGAGCTGACGCGAATGCTACAGAAGTACGACGCGCCAAAGCTCACCGACGAGTGGCGTCGCAACACGATGCAGAGCATGGCCGGAGCCAAGCTCAAAGAAATGCCGTGGCTGCCAAAGACACTGCTTAATGTAGGCGCCGGAGCGCAGGAGCTGCTAACAGGCGCTCAGCAGCGACTTACAGATATGTTCGGCAGCGACGATAGCCAGGCGCAGATGCGTAAGCGGGTCGCCGACGAACGTGCGCTAGCGGAGACGCTGGCGGCTAACACCGCTGGTGGAAAGGTTTCTCAGGTCGCCGGCAACATCGCTCCAACGCTGGCGATCCCGGTCGGCGCATTCGCCAACACCGCGACGCGCGCCGCAACCTTTCTGCCGCGTGCGTATCAAGCATTTCGCACGGGGCGCACGTTGGCGCCTGCAGCGACGACCACGGCGCGCCTCGGTGGCGCAGGCCTGGTTGGTGACTCGCTGCTCGCAGGCGGAACGTACGGGGCTCTACGGCCGACTGCGGAAGGCGAAAGCGCCACGCAGAACGCCCTTGAGGGGGCGGGTTACGGAACCCTGCTCCCGTTGGCGGGGCTTGGCGTCAACTCCATACGCCGGGTCACGACTGCCTCTGGCGGTGGCGACCGCGCGGCTGAGCGCGTCGTTGATGAGCTCGCCGGTGAGGGCGCGGACGCAGCGGCTCGCCAGAGCGTATTGCGGCGCACGCTGTCGCAGCTGCGCGGCAATCGCACTCAAAGCCCGATCCCGCTCTCTACGGCGGCACAGCTCGACAGCGCGGATCTTGCCCGCCTGGAGCGTGGCAGCCGCGCTCGAGACGCCTCCAATTGGTACGACTTCGACCTCAGCCAGGCTCGCACGGTTGCGGACGAGGTTGGCCGCGCCACGCGCGACGCGGACGTGCTCGCCTCTCGCCGCGCGACGCGCTCGCGGCTCTGGAATGAAAACTGGGCTGACGCTCAGCAGGGAGCTGACCTCGGCCAGTTCGCCGGCGACCTCGCTCAGTTCCGTAACTTCCTCGACGACGCGATGCTGGGGGCAGAGGCGAGCAACCCGACCGTGCGCGGCATGCTGAAGACGATCTCGGACGATATCGAGCGCGTCACGGCAGCCGGCGCCGAGTACACCCCGGCGCACCTGCAGCAGATCCGCGCCAACCTCAGCGCTCGGTTTAATCCCATGAACCCGAACGCGCTGTCGGCGGCGCCTCGCGATTCGGCCGCACGTCTTGCGACGATGGGCCAGGTCGACGACATCCTCAACCGCGCGACCGACGGCAAGTGGCAAACAGTGGTCGACACCTACGCGCGCCGTTCGCGCATGGTCGATGCGAGTAAGGCCGCGGGCCGCGTGCGCGACGCGTTCTACGACCCGGTAACGGGCCGCGTCCTAGGCGTCGCTGCCGACGCCGCTGGCGATATTCCAAAGATCACGGAGGCAGGGCTCGGGCGTGCAATGAATCGCGCTCGAGACAAGGCCGGCGCCTCGCAGCTCTCACCTCGCGCTGAGGCTCGGCTGAATGTGGTACTTGAAGCGCTGCGACGGCAAAATATCACCCAGCGTGTTGCGAAGACAGCGACAGCCGGTGGTGGTAGCAACACCGCGAGCGACACGATCGCTGCCGAAGCGGCAGGCCAGGTCGGCGACGCAATCGCGGGGGCTGCAGGAGCTCCCACTTGGGCAGCGCGGCTAGGACTGTCGGCGCTCAAGGACGTGGCGGCGCGCAATCGCGACCGAGCGTTGGCGGAGGCGCTGCAGAACCCTGACGAGCTGCTGCAGATTCTAGAGCGGCTTGAGCGATCGGGTCAGCCGCTGTCGCCGGAGCAGAGCGTACTTTTGAACATGCTGCGTGGCAGTGCCAGCACCGCCGCGAATTGATAGGAGACGGTAATGCCTAGAAATGGATCTGGTGTATACACGCTGCCCTCTGGCAACCCGGTTGAGCCGGGTACAGTCATCGAAGCGGACTGGGCAAATACCACGCTCGAGGACGTAGCTACCGAGCTCACCGACTCCCTGTCGCGTACGGGCGAAGGCGGCATGCTCGCGCCGTTCCGCCTGGCTGACGGCGCTCAGGCAACGCCCGGCATCTCTTGGCTGAACGAAACCTCGTCAGGCTTCTACCGCCAAGGCTCCGGCGAATTCTGGGGAACGGTACTCGGCACGCGTGTGCTTCAGTACACGGTCAATGGCGTGCTGGTTCCGACTGGCCGTACGTTTACCGCGCAGGGCAACGCCACTGTCGGCGGCACGCTTGGCGTTACGGGCAACGCGACGCTCTCCGGCACTCTTGGCGTCACCGGCAACACGACCGTCGGCGGCACGTTGGGGGTAACGGGAAACACCACACTCAGCGGAACTTTGGCCGTCACTGGTGCGATTTCCGCAAATGGTGGAGTAACTGGCAACGCCACGATTACGGGCGGCACGATCAACAACACGCCGATTGGCGGCACGACACCTGCGGCTGGCACGTTTACCAACGTCACCGTCAACGGCGCGGCTGCGCTGGGTGATGCGATCAGTGCCACGGGCGGCACGCTCAACGGCGTCACTATCGGGAACGTCAATCGTGCCGCTGGTAACTTCACGACCGTCAACGCCAACAGCGGCATCACCGGCAGCCTGACTGGCAACGTCACGGGCAACGTGACGGGTAACGTCGTGGGCAACGTGACGGGCGATGTGGCGGGTAACGTCACCGCTGTCAGCGGCACCTCGACGTTCAACAACGTCACGATCAACGGCTCGCTCGATATGACGAGCGGCGTTATCTCCAACCTCGTCGCCCCGGTTTCCGACAGCGACGCAGCCAACAAGGCATACGTTGACCAGGTGGCGCAGGGGCTGGATGCGAAGGCATCGTGCGTCGCCGCGACGACGGCCAACATCACGCTCTCCGGCACCCAGACCATCGACGGCGTCGCCGTCACGGCTGGGCAGCGCGTGCTGGTGAAGAACCAGACGGCTGCTGCCGAGAACGGCATCTATGTCGCCGCGGCTGGCGCGTGGAGTCGCGCTACCGACGCCAATACGTGGGATGAGCTTGTCTCGGCGTTTGTGTTTGTCGAAGGCGGTACGACCAACGACGACAGCGGCTGGGTCTGCTCTATATCACCGGGTGGCACACTTGGCGTGACGGCTGTCGCCTGGGTGCAGTTCTCCGGCGCAGGCCAGATCACCGCTGGCGCGGGTCTGACAAAGACCGGCAACACGCTCAACGTCGGCACGGCGTCTGCCTCGCGCATCGTCGTCAACGCGGACGACATCGATCTTGCGACGACGGGCGTTGCCGCTAACACCTACAAATCGGTGACGGTCGATTCGTACGGTCGTGTGACGAACGGCACCAACCCGACGACGCTTGCTGGTTACGGCATCGTTGATGCCTACACCATCACGCAGATCGACAACCTCTTCGGCAGCACCACCTCGGCGGCGGCGTCTGCTGCGGCTGCAGCGTCTAGCGCGTCTGCGGCATCGACCAGCGCATCGAATGCGTCTACGTCGGCCAGCAACGCGCTGTCGTCTGCTAACGCTGCTGCTGCGTCGTTCGACTCGTTCGATGATCGGTACCTCGGCGCGAAGGCGTCTGATCCGACCGTCGACAACGACGGCAACCCGCTTATCACTGGCGCGTTGTACTTCAATACGACATCAAGCGAGATGCGTGTCTACACCGGCTCGGTGTGGCTTGCGGCTTACTTGCCGCCGTCCACGTTCGTGCAAGGCCCGGCGTCGGCTACCGACAACGCCATCACGCGTTATGACGGCACAACCGGCAAGGTGGTGCAGAACAGCCTCGCGACGATTGACGATGCTGGCAACGTTACCGCGACGAGCTTCACCGGGCCTGTCACTGGAAACGTAACTGGCAACGTGACTGGGAACGTCACGGGCAACGTCTCCGGCACCGCGGCGAATGTCACGGGCGTTGTTGCTGCCGCTAACGGCGGTACGGGCCAAACGTCGTTTACTGATGGTCAGTTGCTGATCGGCAACTCGACCGGCAGCACGCTGACGAAATCCACGCTCACGGCGGGCAGTGGAATCACGATTACCAACGGCAGCGGCAGCATCACGATTGCTACCGCTGGCGGCGGCACGCCGGATTTCATTGTTCAGTCTTACGGAATCGTTTGAGGTAAAAATTTATGTCTACAGCAGCACAATACGCATCAACCGTCCGCACAGCACAAGCGACAGTTTCCGTTGCAAATACTGCTCGTAATGGTACTGGCACGATTGTCACGGTGTTCACTGCCGGGGCTAGTGGGTCTCGCATTGACGACATCTACATCACGGCAACCGGCACCGCGACGGCAGGTGTTGTTCGACTGTTCTTGAACGACGGTACCAATACTTACCTGTGGAAAGAAAATCTGGTTACTGCAACTACGCCAAGTACGACAGTTGCTGTGTTTCAGGCGGTTCTTTTGAACCAAGCATTGGTTCTGCAATCTGGTTGGTCACTTCGCGCCAGCACTAACAACAGTGAGACGTTCAATATTCAAGTGACCCGCGCAGGAGACTTCTGATGAATCCGGGTACTTTTCAAGGCGCAGGTACTGGGACGACGGGTGGCAGCATAACCGGCTATACCCAGACTCCGACCATTAGTACGTCACAAACACTCGCTGTTCCTAACGGAGTTCAGCGTATTGAGGCACTGCTGGTAGGTGGTGGCGGTGGGGGCAATCAGGATGCTGGCGGCGGCGGCGGGTTTGGTGGCGCTGCAATCATTGAGGTTCCAGTCACAGGCTACCCACTTGTGATCGTTGTTGGCGCAGGCGGTACCCCTACCGCAGACGGCGGCACGACAAAGGTTTATAGCGCAGGCACTCTTTATGCTGCTGTAGGTGGCGGGGGCGGTGCCACTAATAGCAGTGCTAGTAACGGTAAATACGGCGGCGGGGGTGGCGGAGCAGGCGATGGTGCATGGGGAGGGGTTGGCGGCGCACCGCCTATTGGCAAACTTTTATGGACTATTTATCCGGCAGTTGGCGGAATCAACTACTCTTTTTATAACACCACATACTCGCCTAACTTTGTAGCTGTTCCTGCTGGCTGTGGTACCCCAGCCCTTTGGAATATTCAGTTCAGCAGATCGATTGCTACGAACGGAACTTTTGGCGGCGGCGGCGGCGGCGGAAGCGGAGCATCTGGCGCTGCTCTTGGCGGCGGGGGCGGAAGGTATGACGCGGGATACGCTGGGAATTTCGGCGGCGGCGGTGGGTGCGGTAACAATTATAACGGGGGCGGCGCTGGCGGAACTTTAGTGTCTGCTGAGTCTGTGTGGGGGTACACCGGGAAAGCCGCAGGCGGGCCGTCAGGTATTGACTATTATAATGGCGGGGGCGGCGGCGGTGGCTTGCTTGGCGCTGGCAGTAATGGATCACAAGGAAATTTTGTCGATCCAAACGGAAATCAACAGTACTGGGCACAAGGTGGCAATGGTGGCAACGGTGGTGGCGGTGGTGCTGGTGGACGTTTGTCCGCTTATTACACAACCCAATGGTTTTACAACGGCGGTGGCGGTACTGGCGGGAACGGCTTTGCAGCCATCCGATTTTATTTTTGAGGAATCAACATGCTTCGTTACGCAATAATTCAAAATTCTATTGTAGACAACGTAGTCATTGCCGACGCCGCGTTAGATGTCGGTGGTGAATGGGTTTGTATTGATGGCATGACGCCTATGCCGGGTAGAGATTGGACGTACGAGAACGGCGTGTTTTCTCCACCCGTTGCACCTCCAGCGCCTGTGCTTCCCAACATTATCACCAAGGTGGCTTTCCGCTTCCGCATGACTGACGCCGAATATGCCGGTGTTATTTCTGCTGCCAAGACTGATGTGGAAGTCGCAGCATGGGTGGAAACCTTCAACATGGTGTCGCAGATCGGTCTGAACAACCAGCGAACAAAAGACGGCGTGGCAAATCTTGTCAGTAAAAACCTGCTCACGCAGGAACGTGCAGACGAGATTCTGACCGCGCCTGTGCAGGATGGTGAACGACCATAAGTTGAGGGTGTGACATGAACGACAAGCTGACAGAAGCAGAGATTGAGCATATCGCTGAACGTGCTGCGAACAAGGCCATTGAAAAGGTCTACTCGCAGATTGGTAAATCTGTCGCGCAGAAGATCATCTGGATGATCGGCGTGGCGACTGTCGGCGTCTTCATGTTTATCTCCGGCAAGGAAGTGCTGAAGTGATTGAGATGCTGGGCGGTGGCGTTGTCGGCTCTGTGCTGGGCGGCGTCTTCCGCCTGGTGCCGGAGTTTCTTAAGGCGTTTGATCGGAAGAACGAGCGGCAGCATGAGTTGTCGATGTTCGACCGGCAGTGTCGACTAGAAGAGCAGCGCGGACAGCAGAAGCTCGCGGAGATTGGCGCTGCGCGTGATGCCGCAATTGACGTTGGCGTCATCGACTCGTTCAAGGCAGCGATTGAGCAGCAGACTGAGATGACGAAAGCCGCAGGCGGCTGGGTTGCCTCGCTGTCAGCCTCCGTTCGCCCAGTCATTACCTACTGGGTGTTGGCTATTTGGTCGTTTGTGCATGTGTGGTATGCATACAACGCCTGGGTAAACGGCGCAGATCCGAAGACGGTATTCACGACGATGATGTCGGCTGACTTCGCCGCGCTGGTAGCCGGCACGCTCAACTACTGGTTCCTCGACCGGACACTGGCGCGACGAGGGCTGTAGTGGATCTCGATCTTGCCACCACACTCTGCAAGGAGTTTGAAGGCTTTCGTAGCAAAAGCTACCTGTGCCCGGCCGGCGTCGAAACGATCGGCTTCGGCAGCACGCGCTACCTTGACGGGCGCAAGGTAAAGCTCGACGATCCGCCGATCACACGCAACGAGGCGGAGGAGATCCTGCGCTGGCAGCTTGAGCGCGAGTTTTTGCCAGGCGTGCTGCGCGCGTGCCCGTCGCTGATCTCTCACCCGCAAGCACTCAACGCGGTGGTCGACTTTGCGTACAACCTCGGCGTCGGTCGCCTGCAGACGAGCACGCTACGCCGGCGCATTAATCAGGGAGACTGGCAGGGCGCCAGGGAACAGCTCATGCGCTGGGTGCGAGGAGGCGGGCGAGTGCTGCCTGGCCTCGTGCGCCGGCGAAAGGCAGAGGCTGCGCTGTTATGAAGCGCACCGGCATCCCCAAGCGCTTCCAGCTTCTTGGGCATGTCATCACGGTGCGCATCCTGCCGCGGTCGAAATGGCGCCACGGCAAGGGCGTGGTCGGAATGTGGGAGCCCGAAAAGCTTCGCATCGACCTGCTATCGAATCCTATCGAGACGCAGCTGCAGGCTGTGTTCACGCACGAGCTCGTGCACGCGATGCTCGACCACATGTCACACGAATTGAGCCACGACGAAGTGTTCGTCGATCAGCTCGGACTTCTTCTACAGCAAGCGTTAACGACGTTCGAGGAGTAGATGCCGGCAGCGAAAGTATCGGACGAAGAGTTCATTCACCTTTGGCAGATGTATCAAGAGCCGACAAAAGTTGCTCGAGCTATCGGGGTCGACGCGCGCAATGTGCACAGCAGGCGCAAGACGATTGAAGCGAAGTACGGCGTTGTGCTTGCGAGTAGCAACCAAAGGCTGGCCGGCGGCCAAAAAGGCAAGCTGCGCCAGGCTGTGCAGGCGACCGCAGCAGCGCGCGCGCGGGACTACGAGCGCGAGATGCCGCTCGAGCTCAGCGACGGCGTAGTGCTCGTTGGCTCCGACGCCCACTACTGGCCCGGCCTTGTTACGCGTGCGCACCAGGCGTTCTGCCAGCTCGCCAAGGAGCTCAAGCCGGCAGCGGTGATCCTAAACGGCGACATCCTCGACGGCGCCAAGATCTCGCGCCACCCGAGGATCATGTGGGAGAAGCAGCCGCACCTTAAGGACGAGCTGCACGCTGTGCAGGACCGATGCGCCGAGATCGAGCGGGCGGCGGGTAGGGCGCAGCTCGTTCGCACAATCGGTAATCACGACGCGCGGTTTGAGAACTACCTGGCCGCGAACGCGCCCGAGCTCGAGGAGATGTCCGGCGCGACCCTGATCGACTACCTACCGCGCTGGCGCGCTGGGTGGGCGGTGCACCTCAACGGCGGCACGGATGGCTGGACCGTGATCCGGCACCGGCCGGTTGGCGGCGGCCTGCACGCCGCGTACAACTCGACTCTGAAGTCTGGCGTGCACTACGTACACGGCCATTTGCACAAGCTGCAGTACACGCCCTGGGGCGATTACAGGGGACGACGATACGGGGTGGATACTGGGAGCCTTGCGGAGGCGCACGGGCCTCAGTTCGCTTATACGGAGGCCGGGCCGCTCAATTGGGCGTCAGGATTTGTCGTGTTGACGTACCACAAGGGGCGATTGCTTGAGCCAGAGCTGTGCGTGGCGCACGATGGCGAGGCATGGTTCCGCGGGCAGCGCGTCGGCAAGAAAGCCGCGTGAATTCTTTGAGCGAGGGTGGGACGTAAATGGGACGTAACTCACGAAAAAGTGGGGTAGCGGGGTACACTCGGGTCCAAGAAAATCAATAACTTGCTGATTCTGTTAAGGCCTGATACGCTCTCATAACCCGAAGGTCGTAGGTTCAAATCCTACCCCCGCTACCAATCAAATCAACGACTTACGACGATTCCTCAAAATTAGAAAGTTCTAATTGGGACGTAAATGGGACGTAAGTCGCGCGGCTGGGACGCGATTAGTGCAGACGAGCCGCTAATCGCTCCGCCGCATTCACCAAATGGTCGGTCGGCAGATGGACGTAGTTGTCGATCATGGCTGGGGTTTTCCAACCTCCCATGTCCTGCAACGTTTTCCTATCCACCCCGTCCATCGCCGCCCAGCTCGCGAAGGTGTGGCGGATATCGTGGAAGCGAAACCCAGCCGGCAACCCGGCGCGCTTCGTGTAGCGGTTCCACTGATGCCAGCACGGCGCCTCGACTGGGAACACCCGACTCTCGCCCGCCACCCGTGGCTGCTGCTCGAGCAGTGCCTTCGCCGCAGAGTTAATCGGGCAGACGATCAAGTTGCCCGCTTTGGTGTCAATCGGCTGTACCCAGCAGACCGAGCGGGCAAGATCCACCCGATCCCAGGTCAGCCCGAACACGTTCGACTTGCGAAGGCCCGTCATAAACGCAAAGCCGACCGGCGCCCGTAAGTGTGGCGGCAATATCTCGAGCAGCGCCTTCGCCTGCGTCGGGGTCGCGATCAGCATCTTGCTCGCATCGCGCTTGCTGCCGTAGGTGCGAAACGCCGGCACCTGGTCGATCCACTCCCACTCCTTGCACGCGGTCGAGAGCACCGAGCGCAGCGTGATGACGTAGTTGTTTTTGGTGCCGTTGCTCGCGGGCTTATCTTTGCGCGTGATCAGCCCCTCGATCTGCTCCGCTGCCCACGCGCGGGTAATGTCAGTGAGCGACATCCCTTCGGCGCGCGCGCACCAAAAGGCGAGGTGGTGCGTGTAGTCGCGGATCGCGCCGTCTTCCTTGTGCTCAGCAAGCCAGCGCTCAGCGGCCTCGGTGAGCGAGCGCGGTTGTTTGTCGCCGAGTTTGCTTTGGCGCCAGAGCTGCGCCTTTAGTTGGTCGTGCAGTTCCTGCGCTGCTTTGCGATCAGCAGTTTGAGCAGACTGCTTGAGTCGCCGCCCGTCGGGGAGCGCGATATCGATGTAAAACGTCTTGCCTCGCTTGAAGATGGACATGGCCTTTTGGGCTCCTGTTTGGTTGCCTGGAGAACCTCCGCGACGTTCACTCGGATCGCTTTGCCAAACCGATAAGCTGGCACTGCGCGCCGATCGACCATGCGTCGGAGTGTCTTTACGCTAACACCCAACTGGTCCGCCGCGTCATCAAGTGTGGTTAACACCTGATGGTGAGATTCTCTCAACACCTCAGTCATCCGTCAACTCGCCTCGAAGCAAAGGTAAAAAGTCCTCAAGTTTCATCACGATACGCCACGGCTGGCCGTTCTGTCGGTAGGCCACAATGGGCACCTCGCCAGCGCTGCAGTGCTCCTCGATCTGCCGGCACCAGGCGGGCAGGGCGAGCGTCTCGCGGCGCTTAGCCTCAATCCGAAACTTGCCCACCTGCATGTCATCACCCGAGTCTCGAGCCTGCCCGAGCTTGCGCTTGACGACAAAGCCGAGCTCGTCGGAGAGGAGCGCCGCGAGCTCGCGCTCGGCAGCGGCTCCCTTGTTGCGTGACATCCGGCCGCCCATCAAATCACCCAGTCATAGCCCTTGCGGGCGATCCCGACAAACACGCCCGACGCCAGCGCTAGCAGCACCCAGCTCCCGAGAATCACCGTCGTGTACACGGCTACGCTGATCAATGTCTCGAGTCGATCTCTCATTTCGCATACTCCACGATGAGCGCCAAGGATGTTTTTGGCGCGGTTTACTTGGCTTCACGCGGATCGTTCCCCGTAAGCCACGTTGCGTACCACAGCAGTTTTCCAGCCTCTTGCTCGGTGGCGTCCTTGCGCCCCATTCGCCAGTTGTACTTGGCGACCTGACCGCGCAAAAAGCCCCGCCACTCGTCCTCGGTGAGCTGAGCGCGAATGGCATCGATGCACTCGATGTCGGTCGAGGCGTAGTGAGCAGGGCGCTCGACCACGTCGTACTCGCTCATTTCTTTGACTCCCCAGTCCAATTCACCGAGTCCAGATCGTCATCCACAAACGGCTCGTTGGCTTTTGGAAACTTCGACAAGTCGACCTTGCTGCGACGCCCGCGGCCGGTGCTCGTCGACTCGGTGACCTTTGCCTTGAAGATGCTTCGCATGGCCTCGACCGTTCGGTCGGTGACGACCTCGGCGACGCATGCCGCAAGCTCACGACTCAAGTAACCGCCAGGGCCGTTCTTGAACGTGCGCCCAGTTTCTTTGTGCTGGTACTCGATGTAGTTCTCGCCGCCGTCGATTGGCTCGCCAAAAGGCACGAGCTGCGGAATGAACAGGTGCGAGTCGCACGCCTCTTTTTGTGCTCCTTTGTGTCTTACCGCACTGAGAAGTTCGCAGCGCCATGCTCCACTCTCAACAGGTGACGCATGACAACACGTACGACAACTAACCTCGGCAACCTGCTGCTCGTGACACAGCGCGTAAAACGAGCAGCCCTTGCACTGCCAATGCGCCGGATCGTCCGAGAGTCGCGCGGGCGGCTCCTTCGCGCCGATGATGCGCTTGGCGCGCTCGCGCATTGCTTGGAACGCCTCCTCGTCGAAATGCACCCACTCGGTGTAAATCTCGTCGTTGTCTTTGTTCACGGCAAAGTACAACGCTCGCTCAACCCCGAGCAGGCCCATGTAGGACTGCATCTGCGCGTAGTGTTGCGGCTTGCTCTCCGCGACACCGAGCCGCCTCATCTCGGTGAAACTCTTCGCGCTGTGCGTCTTGACCTCGAGGATCGCCCAGGTCTTCGGTGCCTCGGGAAAGCCTCGACCGATGCCGTCGATCGAGCCGCCAAAGTGGCCGCTCTCGTCGCGGCAATCGATCTGCTGCCCGTTCTCGTCGGTATGCAGCTCAACGCCAATCGCGCGCAGCTCCTCGGCAACGACCGCCTCCTCGCGCTTACCGCGATCGAAGAGGCGCAGCATCCGGCCCGGCCACGAGGGCAACTTCGCCCAGCGGAACGAGTACCAGATGTGCCGATCACAAACGTGGCCGATCAGCGAAGCGCCTAGATGCTCGCGTTGCTCCTGCGACTGCGCACCCCGCCACCGAGTGACGGCCTCCCCGGTGGTGTGCTGGCTCGCAGGAATTTCCGGCATTACTTGCGCTCCCAGGGCCGCGCGGCCGGCTTAGCGGTAGGGGGGGCGGACGCTGGACGCGCAGCCTGGGAGGCAATCGGTTTTGCGCCGCCAATCGCCTGGTATCCCAGGACGCGGTTGCGCGGTTGGTCTTTGCGCTCAATATCGATCTGCGCGAGCACCGGAATGTCGTGCAGCTGCTCGGTCTCGTTCAATGTCGAGATGCCCGCGGCAAGGCACAACTCCTGCAGCTGACGCTTCGCGATATCTTCGGCGGTCTTGTTCGGGTTCGACACATTCAAGCGATCCCACACGCGGCGGCCGGCGAACTCGCCGTCCGACACCTGCAGCGTGAGCTCGATGTACTCGCCCGTGCCGGCCTGCGTCGGCTTGATCGCCGACTCGGTGACAATCACCTGATACATGCCGCGCGGCAGCGGCTCGCGGCTTGGCGCCGGAGCAGCAACGTGGGAGACAGCATCGAATTGAAATGAAGGCATGGTTACGTTCCTCGTCTTGATCAGTTTGCTATTGCGGTTTCAAAGGCCTCCCAAGAAAGCGGGATGCTCTCCGGCAGGCCATATCGATTCTTTGCCATGTAGGCCGGGCGCTCAGACGTGAAGAGCAGGCGCTCTCCAGTCGTGAACCCGCGCGAGACGGTCTTGTTGAACCCAACATCGTCTTTCTTGATGAGCGTCTTGTAGTTCGCAAACAGCACCGCGTCGCACCACTCGCGCACGAGCGCGCTCGAGCGAGCCTGCAGCTTTGGCTGGTAGCGGTCGTACGGCTCCGTCTCCGGCGAGTCGAAGCGCTTGATCTCGGTATGCGCGATCAAGATCACAGCCATGCCGCGATCGTTCCGCAGGGCCGTTAAGCCGTCCAAAATTTCGCGCCACTTGTCGGCGGCGATCATGGCGCCTTTGCCATACGCTAAATCTTTGGCGTCGTACTTCGACTCAATGTCGCGCCAGATCAGCGTTTCGAGCCAATCGAGCGAGTCGATGACCACGGTCTTAAAACTGTGACCATCGTCAAATAACGTCGCAATCGCGTCCAAAACGTCGCCGACCTTAGTCGCGATCGGGAAGTGATCCACGGCTAACGAGCCGAGCCCGTCTTCCGTTTGGATAAAGACCGGCTCCGGCGCGCCGGCGGCGAAGGTCGACTTGCCGATGCCTTCCACGCCGTACACGAGAACGCGGGGGGCGGCGAGGGCGGTATTTCTTTTAATGCTCTTTAAGTCAAACGCCATGGGCAGGGTCCTCAATTACGATGTACGTTTTGGCGGGCTTTACCGTGATCGCCGGAGCGATCTGGCGCCAAAGGTCAGGGCGGTCAGTGCGGATCGCGCGCAGCAGAGCCTCGTCGGCCTCGACCTTCGTTTTCACCGGCTTCTCCGGCCAGGACGCCGTCAGCGCGAGCAGCTTGTCGAGGTCGGCCTTGTAGCTCAGCTTCCCAGTCGCCTTGAAGCGAAAGCCGTTGCCGAGCGTCGTCGTAGCGCTACCTTCTTCTTTGTGCGGCAGCATTTTCAAAAGGTCTTCTTCAATTTCGAGTCGTCTTGTGACGGCTTTGAGCTCTTCCTGCTTCGCAAGAATCCACTCCGCCGCCAATTTTTCTGCGGTCATGGTAAGTGCCTCGTGGTGGGGCGATGGGAATGTAACAGGCTGTAGTGAATATCTCAACAGTTACGGCAAAGGCCCGGATTAAACCGGGCGAATCCACAGCACCGGGGCCGCGGCTCGAACAGCAACGTTCTCGATCGGGGCGGCCCCCGTGAACGGCACTAGGTTGAACTTCTCGTCGTCATAACCGCGCTTGAGGCTTCCAATAACGTGACCCTCGCCCATAATCTCGGCAATACACAGCCGGTTGATCAGCGCCTCAACGCGTGTGTCGAACGCACCGGAGAACAACACCCAGCCGTCGGTAACAGTCTCAGGCGCTCGGATCTGAACAGCCATCCCAGCGCCAGGCACATCTCGCGGGGCGGTGACGCGCCGGGCATTGCGCGCGGCTATCGAACGCAGCGTGCTATTGGCATCAACCCATGCCTTGATCGTGAAGCTTCGTGCGTCTTCTTCGATCGGGATACCGGCCTGCGCCAGCACCTCGGTGACGGGCACCGTCAGTAAACCGGATATCCGGTTCGCTTCATCAGCGGTCATCGTGCGCTTGCCGCGCAGCATCAGGGAAACCGCACTCGGGTCGAGCTCGAGCAGCTTAGCGAGGCGGCGCATCGACATGTCATTCGCGGCCAACTGCGCGCGAAACCATTTCGTGTTCACCTTCTGAGGGCTCATTGTTTTACTTACCTTTGCTTTGAACGTTTGTGGTGTGTTGACAATTCCACATCAGTATTGCACCTTCCGCCACATCCTGCAACCCGAGTGTTGAGAAAAACAGTCCATGTCGCAACTATCTCCTGCAAAAGAAGTCGTAGAAAAACTAGGCGGAGTGCGCGCAACCGCACGCGTCTTGCAACTGAACCCGAGTGCCGTTTCGCGCTGGATGATGTCGCCGAAAAAGCGAGGCACTGGCGGCCACATCCCACAACGCCATTGGCCTGCAATTCTAGAGCATGCGAAGAAAGAGCGCATAAAGCTGCGACTGGACGATCTGGTCAACCTGCCGAAGTAAATTCCGCGGGGGCGGCATGGTCAAAAATTCAGAATTCTTAGAGGCCGTTTATGGCCCGCTCGGTGCCGGAATATATGGCTGGATTGCCTGCTTTCGTGGTGACCCAAACGCCGTGATGGCAGACGCCTGGGCGGGGCAGCCGTGGCTTGCGACGGCCAACCAGCGGCTACTTATCGATAAGCGCGTCGACGACAACAACTACTACTCTGTTGCCCGCCTCGCGATGGGCGAGGGCAAGCCGCGCAGGTCAAAAAATTGCTTCGACTCGCTTGCGGTGCTGGTCGCCGACGACGCCGATCCGAACGAGCTGAACGGCACGCCGAGCTTCGTTATTGAGACTTCGCCTGGCAACCATCAGATTGGCGTGCTGCTCGACGAAACAGATTCCGCGACGCAGAACATGCAGTTGATTGACGCCGTGATGCAGGCGATGGCGGACGCGCGCCTGATCAAGGCCGACAGCTCGGGGAATAACGCCGTGCGGTACTGCCGCCTGCCGGTCGGTACGAACGGCAAGGGCGGGCGTAACGAAGCGGTGCGCTTGGCGCAGTGGAATCCGAATGCCCGTTATACGCTCGAGGATGCGCTGGCCGTCTTTGGCCTTGACCTCGACGTAGTTCAGTCGCGAGTCGTCACTGCAACGCCGCGCGTTTCAGACACGCCGAGCGATGCGGAGAATGGCGCGCTCATTCAGCGCATCCTGAGCGGCGAGAGTTATCACGAGCCGCTCGTTAAGCTCTCGGCTAAGCTCGTCGCCTCTGGCGCGAGCGGCGGTGCCGTCGTCAATTTGCTGCGGGGCGTCATGGACGCAGCGCGCCCAGGCTCGCAGAGCGAGCTCGAGCGGTGGCAGTCGCGTTACAACGAGATACCGCGCATGGTGCAGGGCGCCGAGCGGTTCCGGCCAGAAGCTTTGCCCGCGGTCACAATTAACCTTGGCCGCAAGTCGGAGCCCGCTACGAGTGAGCTTGCACCAATGGACTGGGGCCAGCTCGCCGGCACAACGCCAGAGCCTGCGACGTTTCGCTGGGCGGGGTGGTTGCCTGCGCGCACGACGACGCTGCTCAGTGCCAACGGCGGCGTTGGCAAGTCGAACCTGTCCCTGCAGCTCGCGGCGGCGCTCGCGTTCGGCGGGCGGTTCCTTGGGCACGAGCTCGAGCCCGCACGAGTACTCGTTATTAGTGCCGAAGACGAGGCGCGCACGGTGCACTTTCGCCTCGCAAACATTGTTGCTGATATGGGTGTGTCACTCGCGGACCTCGGCGACCGTTTGGTCGCGTACGATCTGACGCAGGTCGATTGCGTGATGTGGCGTGACGGCGCGCCGACTGCGCGCATGCAGTGGCTCGCGGATGTTGCAGAGCAGCACCAGGCGCAGGTTCTGGTCATTGATAACAGCTCCGACGTGTTCAACTCAAACGAAAACGACCGAGCCGAGGTGCGTGGCTTTATGCGCGCGCTCAACTCGATTGCGCACCACTCGGGCGCTGCGATCCTGCTGCTTGCTCACGTCGATAAGGCGAGCGTGCGCATGGGGGCAGGGCAGGACACTAACAGCACGTTCTCAGGCTCGACAGCCTGGAACAACTCTGCCCGCTCGCGCTGGGCCATGACGCGCGACACCGATCGCGTCGTCACGCTGCGCCACGAGAAGTGCAACCTCGGCCCGCTGCAGGAAGAGATCCGCCTCGAGTTCGATCAGGCGGCCAAAGTATTCCGACAATTCGGCACCGTACCGGGCTCTGTTTCGGATTCAATGTTGCGAAATTCGCAGCGCGTTACGATTCTCAAACTATTGGCAAGCGCGATCCGTGCCGGACAGAAGCTCAGCCTGGCGGCGACGGCCAACAATAACGCCTACAAGGTGCTCGCGGGTAGTAAGGCATTCCCGCGCATTGCTCGAGGTGAGTTCTTCAGCATCCTCTACGACATGCAGCGCGAGGGACTGCTGGTCGAGCAGGAGTACGAGGCGAACCGGAAGAAGTACAAGGCGCTCGCGCTGAGCGCCGCGGGGGAGGAGGTGACGCTGTAGCGTATAACGCTACGCGTTACGGCTCCATCTCGAGATGCTTGGTTTTCTCGCGCTCGGTCGCAAGCTCAATGCGCAGCTGAGCGATCTCGCTCAAGTAGCTTATGATTCTATCGCGCAGTTCGCGGATCTCGGCGCGGTACTCGGCGCTCGTGTGCGAGCGCAAGTCCCACTCGCGTACCCATGAGCCAGGCTCTGACTGATCGTCAATCATTCGCGATCCTCCGCGCTGAACCAGCCGCGCTGACGTTTGAGGTAGGTCGGCCACTCGAGCTTGTCGACGAACGAGCGGTCATCGACCAGCACCTGGTTGGTGGGCTGCGAGGTGTAGCGGCCGTTATCGAGCGCAACGAAATAGAATTCTTTGGACTGCTCAGGCGCTGCGCTGAATGCGTCGCCGACTGGCACTAGCGTGAAGACATACATGCCGTCGTGCTCTTCGCCGTTCTGCAGTTTGACGCGCGCGTTCATGGCCTGCAGGAACGGGTACTCGATCATGGCGAACTGCCACCCGTAGGCGTCCCAGGTCTGGGCGTCGGCGGGCGTCCAGGGCGCTGCGTCCTTTTTGGTGGCGATCTTGTGCAGCGGCACGTTGCGATATACGGCGCCGCTCTCGAGCAAGATGTGGCACCCGAACGCGCGGCCAGGCCAGCAGGTAATGGCGAACCACACGCCGCGTATCCAGTCGTGCTTGCCGATTGCGTCAGGCTCGAGCCAGACGTATTGATGAACAGGGAGAGAGCCGGAGTGTGTGTAGAGCATATGGTTGCTGCCTCGCACCACGGGGGCAGCTCGCCGTCTCTAGGGGTTCTCGGTGCGTGAGCGGGCCGTGTACAGGAGGTATCAGTGCTTCACGGCCTTTAGTTGTTCCAATTCGCGCTCAAGGCGTCGTACCTCGGCGCGCAGCTGCATCTCTCGAGCGACGGCTTCGCAGAGCTGGCGCAAGAGGCCGCGCATAGCGGCGCGCGCGTCAGAGTTCATGCGACACCTTCTCGAGCGAGGCGGCGACGGCCTCGACGGCGTAGCCCATGCCGAGCAGGAAGTGCGCAAAGGCTTTGACGGCCTCGTCGCTCGTGGTGTGCTCGTCGAGCTTGGTCTCGACGCTGTAGTGGTCGGTATGGCCGGTGAGGGTGATGAACTCAGTCATGCTTGTATCCCCACTTCACCGCGGGTTGGTTCGGGTGCAGCACCCACTTATCGCCAAGCTCGCGCAAGGCAGCGCGGCGCTTGGCCTGCAGGCGTGCGAGGCGCTCGGTGTCCGGCTCGTAGCGCGCGCCGGTGCGCGGAGCGTGACGCCAAAACACGTCGTAAAAGAACCAGGCGAGCAGCACAGTCGACGAGACCGCGGAGGCAATCACGGCGACGACGTAGAACGATTCCCAGAAACTCATGGCGGGTTCCTCAGTAGTTGCACTTCAGCTCGGCCACCATCGACTCGAGCGTTTTGATGCGTCCCTCGAGCAACTCGATGACGCGTTGTTGGTTGTCGATCAGTCGCGCCTGGACGACGGCGAGCGTGTCTGCGCGCTCGACCGCTTCGCGCAGGGCTGCGACCTTGGCCGGTGTCGGTGTATTGATGTGGTCAGACATACGTGTACCGAATATCGCATCAGTCGGTGTAAAAGAGAACACGCGCGGTGCCTCCTATATACCGCTCGACGTGCGTGCCGAACGAGTTGTGGTCTCGCCCGGCACGCTCGACGAACTCGACAAGCTCGCGGTCGGTCACGTCGTCGGCGTGTACACACAGCGTGTGTACGTTCTTGCCGTGACGCGACTCCCGGCCGCGGTACTCAATTCGCTCACTCACAAGGGATCTCGAGCCGATCCATGCGGTCACAAGCGCGGTCGAGGGCGCGCGCAAACTCGTCCTCATCGAGGTCATCAAAGGTCTTTTCTGTGTGCCCGTCGGCCAGCAACTCCAGCAGCATGAACGCGGCTACGGCGCGGTCGCAGCAGGCAGCTTCGGCAAGGACGGCAAGGTCCATCTGAGGACCGATCACAAGCACTGACATGTTGTTCTTCTCCCCTTGTGTGGTGTTATTGGCATACAAAAATGCATCCAATATGAATGCATATTATGTTAGGTATCGCACATTGGCAATGAGAAAATCGCAACAATACAAAAAATATTTTTGAATGTGCGGGAGATCACTTTCGGTCTGGTTGCCTGGCTGACCGGCTAAACGTGCGCTCGCTATCGTGCGCATGCGGCCGCATAGCGATCGCAGGCAGTCGCAGCAGGGCGGGGATGGCATGGCCCGCGCGCCCAGCGCGGGGCCATCCCCCCTGCGAAGGGGCGTTTTTGAGTGCGCGCGCTCGCATTTAGTAGGGGTGTGGGGAGCAGGAGCAAACTTTGTTGCAGAGTGCGGCGTGGTAGGTTGCGGGGCAGAGGAGGTGCTCGATGGATGAGCAAGACAAAGAGATTTGGGCTTGGACGATTGGCCTGGTTGGCGTGATCGGGCTTGGCCTGCCGGCGCTTGGGTTCGTGTCGTATTGGGTCGTTGCGCTGTTCAAGTTCGGCTGGGGCTTGGCGTCAGGGTTGTAGCACCACGTTGCGAATAGCGCATCGCAGTGGCACACTCGCCACGCGATGAGCGCGCAGCAATCTACAGCGGTCGAGCAGCGCCGGAAGGCCGGCGGGCGCCCATTCAAGGCGGGCCAGAGCGGAAATCCGCTCGGTCGGCCGAAGGGCACGCAAAACGTCGTCACCAAAACGATCAAGGAGGCGATAGAGCTCGCCTGCAAGCCGGGCGCATGCCACCCAGAGGGGTTGGCTGGCTGGCTCATAGAGCGCGCCCAGGGCGGCGTACAGGACCGGCAGATCTTCGCTGGGCTGGTCGCCAAGGTGATCCCGGCACAGCTACAGGCGCAGGTTGACGGGGCAATAGTTGTGCAGCTTCCATGGCTGCAAGGGCGCAATGTTGGGGGTTACGTCCCATCTACGTCCCACTCGCAAGCTGTCGATGTACAAGTCATTGATATCACAGTGGAAAAGGGTGGCAACCTTCGGGTTGCAGACCCGAGGCCAGCCCTAGAGGCGCCTGCCAGCCCGGCCGAGGGCGCATTTCCTGACCCCCTACCCCCCATCGATCGGCAGGCGGGGGGTCGCGAGTAGAGGGGCCCCGCCGCCCTTCTCTCGCATTCCAAAAAAGGGGTGTTGAGAAAAAATGGACATCAACACCTACGCGCCACGCTCCGTCTTCACCCCGCTGCACAACCGCACCGCGCGCTGGGCAGTGGTGGTCGCTCACCGACGCGCCGGCAAGACGGTCGCCATGTGCGCCGACCTCGTGATCAGCGCGCTCGAGTGCAAGCACCCCAAGCCGCAGGTCGTGTACCTCGCGCCGTTTCGCGAGCAGGCGAAGAAGGTCGCGTGGGCCTACCTCAAGGATCTGACCAAGCCGCTCTGGGCGAAACCGCCCAACGAGAGCGAGCTCAAGATCACGATCCACAACGGCAAGCCGGGCGACTACTCGACGATCTACGTCGGCGGCGCTGACAACCCAGACGCGATGCGCGGCATATACGTCGACGCATGTGTGCTCGACGAAGTGGGGCAGATGCGCCCGAGCACCTGGTATTCCGTACTGAGGCCGGCTCTCAGTGATCGCCAGGGGTCGGCGATATTCGCCGGGACTCCGGCTGGAAAGAATTTTTTCTGGCAGATGCGCGAAGAGGCGCGTCTGAACCCGCAATCGCACCTACTGCTCGAGCTGCCCGCGAGCAAGACCGGCATTCTCCCCGAGGAGGAGCTGCGCGACGCGCGCGCGCAGATGACCGAGGAGACGTACGCGGTCGAGTACGAGGTTTCCTTCGACGCGGCCGTACCGGGCGCGTACTACGCCAAGCAAATCGGAGAGCTTTATGAACGTCAGCAAGTGGGTCAATTCGCTATTGACCCGAATTTCCCTGTGGATCTGGTCGCCGACCTTGGATACACCGACAGCTGCAGCTGGTGGGGATGGCAAACCACCCCAGACGGATACCGCATCGTCGACTTCTACGAAGCCGACGGACAAGCGATCGGGCACTACATCGACTGGGTCCAAACACGGCCGTACAAAGTCGGGCAAGTCTTCCTCCCGCACGACGCGAAAGCCAAAAGCCTCCAAACGGGCAAGTCGATCATTGAGCAGTTCCTAGTCGCGGGCATCACGCCGCGCCTGGTGCCGGAGATGTCGCTGCAGGATGGCATCGAGGCCGCGCGTATCGTGCTGCCGAAATGCTGGTTCGACGAGAAGGCGACGTACGAGGGGCTCGAGCACCTGCGCGCGTACATGCGCGAATGGGACGAGCGCACGCAGACTTATCGCAACCGCCCGAAGCACGACCAGCACTCGCACGCCTCGGACGCGTTCAGATACCTGGCGCTAGCCGCGAAACCGATTTCTGGTAAATTGTCAAGTGCTGATGCTAAAATCGCCATACGTTCGGGCAACAGCTACAGCTTCGCGCTCGACGACGTGTGGGACTGTCGGCCTAAACAATCACGGCGGATCGGGTAATGGAAAACAGCAGTACGCGGATCGAGTCGAGTAAGGACTTTGCGGATACCCCGCAAGGCCTCGCGCAGCGCTGGAGCACCGAGCTTGAGGCGTCGAAGAAGGAGCTCCAGAAGTTCCACGACAAGGCCGACAAGATCACGCAGCGCTACCTCGACAAGCGCGACGACTGGGCCGAGGACGAGTCCCGAGTCAACCTGTTCTGGTCGAGCACCAAGGTTTTGCTGAGCTTGCTCTACGCCCGGCCGCCACGCGCGTCTGTGGCGCGTTCGTTTCTGGACGCGGATGACGACCAGGCGCGCGTGGCCGGGCAGATCATGCAGCGCATGCTCAATCGGTCTTTTGACGACAACGTCTCGGATTGGGACGCCGCGATCCGCCAGGGCATTGAAGATTGGCTGATCGTCGGCATGGGCCAGATCTGGGAGCGGTACGAGGTCGAGACCGTCGTCGAGGAGATCCCGGCGCAGTTCGACCCGCTCACGGGCGAGGAGATCGCCCCCGCATCGACCTTTGAGCGCATCGTCAACGAGGACGCGCCGGTCGATTACATCTACTGGAAGGATTTTTTCTGGTCACCCGCGCGCACTTGGAACGAGGTTCGATGGGTCGCACGCCGTGTGTACATGACCAAAGACCAGCTCGGGAAACGCTTTGGCGAAGACATCGCCAAGCAGGCACCAACCTCGAGCACGGCTCCAAAAGACGCCGCCGACATGCAGCCCGCGCACGACGTGTGGTCGAAGGCGGAAGTGTTCGAGATCTGGAACAAAGAAGACAAGCGCGTCTACTGGCTTGCCAAAGGCTGCGAAATCATTCTCGACGTGAAGGACGACCCGCTACGGCTCGACAAGTTTTTCCCGTGTCCGAAGCCGGTGATCGCTAACGTCACCTCGAGCAACTTCATGCCGCGCGCGGATTACATTTTTGCCGAGGATCAGTTCAACGAGCTCGACGAGATCAATACCCGCATCACCTGGCTCACCCGCGCCGCAAAAGTAACTGGCGTCTACGACAAAGCCGCGGGAGATTCGGTTGGCCGCATGTTCTCGCAGGCGGCGGAGAATCAGCTGATCCCCGTCGACAACTGGGCGATGTTCGCCGAGTCGGGCGGCGTTAAGGGTAAGGTCGATTTTGCCCCGATCGAGCAGGTCGTCAATTGCATCGACCGCCTGCGACAGTACCGCCAAGACAAGACGGTGCAGATCTACGAGGTGCTCGGCATCTCTGACGTAATGCGAGGATCGTCACGGGCGTCAGAGACCGCCACCGCGCAGCAGATCAAGGCGCAGTTCGGCTCGACGCGCATCCAGTTGATGCAGTTTTACATCGCCGAGTGGATCACCGAGGCGCTTCGCATCAAGGCTGAGATTATTGCCAAGCACTTCCAGCCCGAGACGATCGCTCAGCGCTCAAACATCATGCGCACGCCAGATGCGCAGTATGCGCAAGCGGCGATCGAATTGATCAAAGACGAGGAGCTCGCTGAATACCGCATCTCGGTCGAGGCGGACAGCATGGCCGCAATGGACTGGGCCGCCGAGCGCGACGCCGCCGTTCAATTCATGCAGGGACTCGGTGCGTTTATCTCGCAAGTCTCGCCAATGGCGCAGGCTGTGCCTGGTGCGGCGCCGTACCTGCTGCGTTTGCTGCAGTGGAGCGTGTCGAAATTCCGAGTTTCGGGCGAGATCGAGGGCGTGCTCGACCAGGCGATTGCGCAGATGCAGAACCAGGGCATGCAGCCCCCGCAGCCGTCGCCGCTGCAGCAGGCCGAAGTCGCCGAGAAGATGGCCGGCGCTGAAGAGCGCAAGGCCAAAGCGCTCAATACTCGCGCCGAAGCGGAGCAGAAGGTGCTGCAGCTAAACGCGATGCGCGCGCCAATGGCGCAGGCCGCGATGCAGCCTAACCCGCAACTTCCACCAATCCTGCCGGGAGCGTAAGAGATGGCGAACCCGTACGTCGAAGAGCTTCGTCGCCGCGCTGGTATTTTTACCTCGCTAGATAACCGCGAGGATGCCGACCTCGCCGACATGGGCGTTGATATCGCCGCGGGATTTTTGCCTGGCGTAGGTCAGGCACTCAGCGCTCGAGACTTTGAGCGCGCTCGCCGCGAAGGCGACGTGCTCGGTATGGGACTTTCGACGCTAGGCATGGTTCCCGTCGTAGGCGGCATCCCGCGCACGGTGATGATGGCCGCAAAGAAAGGCGGCAAAAAAAGCAAGAAGGCGGTCGGCACTGTCTTTGACAACGTTACCGATTACGCTGAAGCGCAGCGCATGGCGCTACGCGGCGATCACTTAAAGCGCACGCCGGAAGGTAAGTACGTCGGCGCTCCGGCAGATGTCGACAGCCCGCAGAAACTTTCGCGCAATCGCCAGGCGGCGCTGCGCAAAGTCGAAGAGGGCGCATTCAACGCCAACTGGTACGACCGCGCGCGCGATACCGCGACAGAAGTGTCGGGCGGCGATCCTGCGATGGCGTCGATGTTTGCGCGAGGCGGTGCGGCTTACAGTCCGCAGGCGACCCCAGAGGTTGAGGTCGGTGCACTGCTGCGGCAGCACAACGCCAAAGTCTTGCGCGGCGAAGATGCCGTACCGCGCACTGGATCGCAGGCACGCAACGTTGCGCGCGCGTACAGTGAGAATGCTACGGGCGGTTTCGATATTGACCCGGCTGCGGTGCGGCTCGGGAAGAAGACCGGCCCGTACGCTGACGCAAAAGACGCAACAATCCCGTCGGAATCTTTGTACAAGACCGCGAACGACATTTGGCACGGCCGTGTCATGGGATACGGCGAGAATTTCTCTCGCGGCTTTACGCCTCAAGAGCACGGATTTTTGACTGGCGAGAATCTGGTGCTGGCCGACACGGCTCAGCGCAAAGGCTTTGGCAAGGACGTGCTGCCAGAAGGCTACGAGTGGACGCCGCGCTCAGCGCAGGCTGCTACGTGGGGCGCTCAACGCCTTGAGAAGTACAAAGGCGACTACGCAAGCGCGGTGAAAAAAGCGCTGCGCGAAAAGAAGCGACCGCTCAAGGCGCCGAGCGAAGAGGAGCTCGTCGCGCGCGCAAGCTACGGCATCGATTCTGCTGTACCGCGCTACACCGCGAACGACACCTTTGAGTTTGTCACGGGCGAGAACACGGGCCACCTTGCCGGGCTAAATCGCGCGGACGAAGCAACGCGAGAGGCGTACACCGACGCGATGGGCGAGGCCTATCTGCGAACACCGTCAGGCGCTATGCGAGATCCGATATACGACTCGTTCCAGATGTACCAGCGCGAGGCGTTGCCGACGCGCGGAACGTACGTCAACTCGCAGGGCGTTGTCGAAAACAACCCTGGCTTTACGTCGCGCCCGCTCGTGTCGATCCGTTCGTCAGATCTCGGCACTACCGCGAGCGGCAAGCCGAAGCGTGGCGGCCCCGAGATGGCGCCCGAGGATACGCGCGCGATGCGCTACGCAGGCGCGCTGCGCGGACTGATCACGGGCCAGGAGGCGACCGGCTTCAACAAATTTACGCCGGCCAACGCCAGCATGAAAGCAACCGAAAAAACCGGCGCACGCTACACCGCGAAGAGCGCCGACGAGCTCGAGGTCGCACGCAAAGCGTTTGAGGCTCAAGGCCTTGACGTGGTGCAGGTTGGCGATGCGCTACACGTTGGCAAGTTCCCAGGCGACGACGGCAAAACGCTTGACCCGAAAGAGCTACAGAAGCTCGTCAAAACCGCGTCGAAGGGGTTGTCGGGCGACACCGTGGCGGGTCGCTTTGAAACGGGCCTTGAAACAGTGCCTTGGACCAAAGAGCAGGGCACCGGGCAGACGACGCGCGCCATCCTCGAGCGTTTAGTCGACAACCCCGAGTATGCGGTCAAAGACGCGGCCAAGCGCATCGACGCCGGGCGACTTCGCGAGGCGATGAAGCCCATGAACGAAATCGACCGCGCACTCGCGGCCGAGAAGAACATGCCGATCCGCGAAGACCTAATGAAGCTGCGCGAAATGCTGGCCGACGTTGGGCTAGAGGGCGTGATCGACTACGTCAAGAAGACGGGGGGCGTCGCTTTGCCGGCGATCGCTGCTGTACCGACACTTTCTTCCCTTCTTTCACAGCCTGACGATCGCGAGCAGTTATAGCGATGCCTGGTGAGTTCCTTTGCTCATGCCAGAACACCTGTTCCTGCGCCTTTGTCAGTTTTGAACGGTAAACCATAAAGACCTCCTGTTGAGATTATAGCAACAATGACACGCAAGCGCTACATCTGGGACGACGAGGTCAAAGACCTAGTCGAGTTGACCCCCAACTACCAGTCGGGCCGCAAAAAGGACGCCGCAAATCACTTGGGCAGCCTTTGGGGTGATCGGCACTACGACGGGCTGCGCGCCACTGACGGCGCCGACATTAGCACCCGCAAAAAGCACCGCGACTACATGCGCAAGATGGGTTTGACCACGGCCGACGATTTTAAGTCGCAATGGGACAAGGCCAAGCGCGCGCGCGAACACTATATGCAGCACGGCGGATCAGTCCGCCGACAGGACATCAAAGACGCGATTGAACGACTACAAAACCGAAGGTAACCCATGACAGAACCCACCACGATCCGCGACGCCTTAGAGGCCGCAGTCCCCGCCGACGATACCGTTGACGCCCCGGCACCTGAGCCGATTAACGAGCCGGTCAGCGAGCCGGCTATGTCGGCCGAGCCGAGCGTCGTGTCGGAGCCGCTCAAAGACGCTCCCAAACCCGACGGCCGAGACGACAAAGGCCGATTTAAGTCAAAGGATGACAAGCCGCCTGTGGCGCCAGAAACGGCGGCGGAGCCGGCCGCTGAGCCCGCGCAGGGCATACAACCTGGCCCGAAGTCAGAGCCAAAGGCTGCCCCGCAGGAGCGCGCTCCGGCTTCCTGGCGCCCCGACGTGCGTGAGCACTGGAGCAAGCTGCCACCCGAAGTTCGCGCCGAGGTAGCCCGCCGCGAGCGCGAGATGCAGACGACTCTCCAAGAAACGGCCGAGGCTCGCCGTTTCACTGAGCAGCTGCAGGGTGTCATTCGCCCTTACGAGATGTTTATCAAGGCCGAGGGCAGCAATCCACTGCAGGCGATCGACAACTTGATGGCGACTGCCGCCAAGCTGCGCACGGGTACCGCGCCTGAGCTCGCGCAGCTTGTTGCGGGGATGGTTAAGCAGTACGGGGTTGGCCGATTCGGTCAGAACTTTATCGAATCGCTTGACGCCGCACTCGCCGGAGAAGTGCCGCAGGCGGACCCGGTACAGAGCCAAGTGCAGCAAGTGCTGCAACAGCAGCTTGCGCCCGTGCAGCAGTTTATGTCGCAGTTCCAGCAGGCCCAGCTCGCCCAGCAACAGCGCGCTCAGCAGGAGGCGGCGAGCGAGGTGCAGCAGTTCCTTGACCGCGCCGAGTTTGGCAACGACGTGCGCGAAGAAATGGCAGACATTCTCGAGGTAGCCGAGCGACGTGGCCGCGAGCTATCGCTGCAGGACGCGTACAAGCAGGCGTGCCTCGTTAACCCACGAGTGCGTGCCGTGCTGGAGCAGCGCGCAAAGGCGAAGGGCGCTCAGCAGCTGACCGGCGCCGCGCAAAAGGCCAGGGCGGCTGCCGTCAGTGTTTCGGGCGGCCCGACCCTTTCGGCGCCGAAGGGTGGCGCCGCAGACGTACGCTCGGCAATCGAAGCGGCTATTGCAGCCAACTCACGCTGATGGTATAAACGCATCGGGGATGTTGCATTCGCAACAATGCACGTCCCCGGTGTGCCAACAGCACCGCCAGCCACCGAAGCTCGAGGAGCGCGCAAGCGCCCACCTACGACATACCGGACTGAACAGGTTCGCGTAGGCCACACGAAAACGGGTGGGGCATGAGCCCCAATCATTTTTTCTTGTGGGAGTTTCATACATGGCTTTTGCAAACACGTCCGTTACGGACATCATTGCGACTACGATTCAGTCGCGTACTCGTCAGATCGCTGACAACGTCACCAAGAACAACGCTCTGCTTGCCAAGCTCAACCAGCGCGGCAATGTGAAGCCGTTCGGCGGTGGCTCGTCCATCTTTCAGGAACTGTCTTTCGCTGAGAACGGCAACGCCGGGTTCTACTCGGGCTACGACCTTTTGCCGGTCGCTGCGCAGGATGTGATCTCGGCCGCCGAGTTCAGCATCAAGCAGCTCGCTTGCCCGGTCGTGATCTCTGGCCTTGAGCAGCTGCAGAACAGCGGCCGCGAGGCGTTCATCGACCTCCTCGAGGCTCGCATCAACGTGGCTGAGTCGACGATGGCGAACAAGCTCGCTCAGTCGGTCTACTCCGACGGCACGGGCTCGGGCGGTAAGGAAGTCGTCGGCCTCAACGCCGCCGTGCCTGCTGACCCGACCACGGGTACGTACGGCGGTATCGACCGTGCTACCTGGACCTTCTGGCGCTCCAAGCTGTACGACTTCTCGACCGCTGTCGTGACGCCGTCGGCTTCGACGATCCAGGGCGCGTTGAACAGCCTCTGGGCCTCGCTCGTGCGTGGTTCTGACCGGCCGGATCTTGTCGTTCTCGACAACACCTACTGGTCGTACTACATGGGTTCGCTCCAGGCTCAGCAGCGCTTCACCGATCCAGCCACCGGCTCGCTTGGCTTCCCGACCGTGAAATTCATGGATGCGGATGTCGTCCTCGATGGCGGTATTGGCGGGTACTGCCCGGCCAACACCGGCTTCATGCTCAACACGAAGTACCTGTTCCTCCGTCCGCATCGCGACCGGAACATGGTTTCTTTGAGCCCGAACCGTCGCTATGCCATCAACCAGGATGCCGAGGTTCAGATCCTGGCGTGGGCTGGCGCGATGACTTGCTCGGGCGCTCAGTTCCAGGGCCGTATCCAGAACTAATGACCTCGTGGTGGGGTCACCCTTGCCTTACCGGGTGGGGTGACCCCTCGCTCGGTAAGGCTTTTTTGGGAGAGTAAATATGGCAGCGACTTACAGCGCAGCAGTGAACGCCAACAATCCGGCCGTCGTTGACACCAATGCGTCGCAGGACACCGGGGCGGCTGTTGAGGGTATCGGTTTGCGCGGCGCGGATAACGTGAGCCTCGGCGGCTCTCGTATCGGCGGGGCGCCCGGCACCGACTTCAAGTACGAGACAAACGTAGCTTAATGCTGAGCGGGGCTTCGGCCCCGCTTTTCTTTGATCACAAAAAAGGAAAACCACATGTTAGTGAATGCCACCACGACGCCAACAGATTGGAATGCGATCGCTGATGCACCGGGCCTTGATGAGGATCGGTTCTCAAGTGACGCAAAGCTTTTTGTGCAGTTCTTCCGCAAGCCTGTGCTTCAGCCAGGGCTGTCGCAGCAGGAAGGCCGCGCAATCTACAAGGAAACCGACTACATCCGAATCATGGTGCCTGGCGACAAGCTGAGCATCGTCGAGCGTCCGGTCGATTCGATCGACGCGCGTCGGTTTGCCGACAAGTACGAGAAATGGAAGGCCGGCGCCGGTAACGCCGTCGAGGGCACGCCGCTCTCGTCGCTGCCAAAGATGACGCCGTCGAAGGTTGAAGAATACAAATTCTTTGGCCTGCACACCGTAGAGCAGCTGGCCGATGCTAACGACAACCTCGGGCAAAAGTTCTTTGGATTCCAGGAAGACAAGCGCGCCGCAAAGGCGTTCATTGAGCTCGCTAAGGGCAACGCTCCGATCGAGAAAATGAACGAAGAGCTGAAGGCGCGTGATAGCAAGATTGAAGAGCTACAGGCCCAGATCGAGGCCATCACCAAAATGATGGGCGCGAAGAAGAAGGGCGGCACCGAAGAGTAAGGAGACCGGATGGCTTTCCAGATCGTCAACGACAGCACCCTTTCGGCGATTGTCCAAAACGTCGCCGCGCTGGTGAGCTATCCGACCCCGTCCGATCCGGCGGGTTCTATCGATCCGTCGGTGCAGCAGATGGTGCAGGCCGTTAACTTGGCCGGCATCGATCTGCTGTCGATGAACGACTGGCAGGAGCTGCAGAAAGTTCACACGATGTCGATTGAGGCAGAGTCTGCCGGGCAATCGGAGCGTGCGTTTGATCTGCCGGAAGACTTCTACGAATTCGTTGATCAGACGCAGTGGAATAGCACCGAGCAGTGGCCCGCCATTGGGCCTATCTCGCCGCAGTTTTGGCAGCAGCTGCTGATCCGTCAAACTCTCCCGACGCTGTCATTTTATTGGCAGGTGCGGGAGAACAAGCTCTATATCCTGTCGCCACCCACGTCCGCCCAAACCCTCTCGTTTTACTACCAGTCGGTCGCATGGGTGCGCGACCAGGATAACGCGGATCTCTACAAGAACCGCGCCACCAAAAACGGTGACGTGATTCTGCTCGACTCGTACCTCGTCACGCTGCTCGCTCGCGCGAAGTGGCTTGAAATGAAGGGGCTCGACTCGAGCGCGGCGATGCGCGACTTCCACGTCAACTTTGAAAACCGGAAGGGAAATGAGAAGGGCGCGAGTGTCGTTTCGATGGTGCGCGCCTATCGATACCCGTACATCCAGCCGCTGACTAACACGCCCGACACTGGGTACGGCGGCGTCGGCTGATGCCGCTAATACCTCTCAAGACGTGGAAAGCGCCTCGGCGCTCCGCGGCCGCGCAGGTGTCTAACCTGTTTGTGGTACCGGCGCCCGTTGGTGGTCTTAACTATCGCGACCCTATCAGCAACATGGCGCCCACCGACGCGTTGGTGATGCGCAACTTCATTCCGAAGCAGACGGGCTCCGAACTGCGCAAAGGCTGGCGATACCACACCGCTGCGCTCGAAGATCCGATCGTATCGATCTTCTCCTACAACGCGCCAGATCCGGCAAACAACAAAGTATTTGCGGCGTCTGCCGGCGACATCTGGGACGTAACCACAGACCCGCCTGCCGTTTCGCAGCTCGCGACGGGCAGCGACGATGACGTGTGGAACACGACGCAGTTTGCGACGACCTCGGGCATGTATTTGCTCGCCGTGTCGCCTGGCGCCGGGTACTGGACGTATGACGGCGCGACGTGGACGCAGCAGACCGTTACCGGGCTTCCTGCAGATCCGACGAGCGTCGCCGTGTGGAAGAACCGTGTGTGGTTCACCGTGAAGGACAGCGCTAGTGTTTACTACCTCGACACCGTGGACGCGATCACCGGCACCGCAACCGAGTTCCCGATGGGCTCGATCTTGCGCAACGGCGGCTATGTCCGCGGCCTCGTCAACTGGACGCTCGACGCCGGCGTCGGCATTGACGACTACCTGGTCGTCGTGGGCAGCCAGGGCGATATTGGCGTGTGGCAAGGCACCGACCCGTCGGACCCGACGAAGTTCGGGCTGAAAGGCGTCTGGTACGTCGGCCCCGTGCCGAAGTACGGCAGATTCTTCACAAACTTTGGCGGCGACGTGATGCTGCTTTCCGAGCTCGGCCTTGTGCCGATGTCGCGCTTGGTCAACGGGCAGTTCTCTGAGATTCAACCGGGACCGTCGCAGAAAATTCAGTCTTTGCTATCGCCGGTCATTGGCGAGTATCGAGACGATGTGCAGTGGGACTTATTCCTCGTCCCTGACAGCGACGTGCTCGTAATTAAGCCGCCAGAGATCAGTGGGCGGTTTGTTCAGTACGCGATGAACGTAAACACCGGCGCATGGTGCACGTTTACCGACATCCCGATGGTGGCTGCGGCGCTTCTCAACGGCGAGGTGTATTTCGCGACTGACGACAACCGCGTCGCGAAAGCATTCGTTGGCGAGCTTGATCAAGTTGCCGTTGACGGCACCGGCGGAGAAGCGGTCGAGGGCGAAATTCAAACCGCCTTCAACGCCTTCGGCACGCCTGGACAACTCAAGCGGTTCACGATGGTACGCCCGGTATTTCTAGCGCGTCAGCCTCCATCGCTAAAGCTGCGCCTCAATACACAGTATTCATTTCAAAGCGTTGCAGGCTCGCCGTCGTTTGTCGGCGAAGAGCGCGCGGAGTGGGACGACGCAGAGTGGAACCTGGCGCGCTGGGGTAGCGCTTCCAACACATACGAAATTTGGGTCGGCGTCACCGGCCTCGGTTACTACGGCGCGTTGCGCATGCGCATCCGCTGCCTTGGCGGCACAACCTTGTTTGCGAGCTTCCACGCGATGAGCGAGCTCGGTGGAGTGATGTAATGGCGGAAGGATACAAAAGCGGCCTTATTGCCGCACTACGC